ATCGTTTGGTGTAATAACTCTTTTGAATACTTTTGTAATACCATTAACAACCACTTCTCTTTTTGTTATTGTGTAGTTGATAAGAACTCCGTTGGCATTGAAATTTGGTATTTTGAGTCTGTTAGGGAATCCCTCTGAGTTGTATGGTGATGCAAAATCTATATCGTTCACATTTTCGAAAACAATACCAGCACCAACTACTTGAGACCCTCTGATTAATGTTCCCAAATATCTTTCATCTTCTTTATCTCCAAACGCAGGAACTGTAACTGAAAAATCCACTAAAGCAACCGATGGTCTTTGACCCGGGATTTTTAATCCATAAGTTCTGGCAATGTTATAGATTGATGATTTTTGTTGTGCATATTGAAGAACAGTCTCTTGGATACTTCTATCAATCTGATAGTTAAGGTTATCCGCAATCGCCGCATTCAAATCAATGAAAACCGAAAATACCGATGCATCGTTAAAATCCTGAATTAACTCAGGATAATACGTTCTTACGTAGTTGAGAAGCTCGGTTCTTACTGCCTGATAATCTCTTGTTGTGTATGATATTTTACGGTTTGCCATCTATCTTAAATATTGATAATTATAAAATCACTCTCACTAAATGTTTGTGAATTTGTTGCATAATCTATTTTGATTTTTGCAGTGTAATCTGCGGTTCCCTTACCAGGTAATCTATAAATGTCATACATTTTAGCATCACCAACTGTCACAGTATTTGTTTGAGTATCTGACTCATTTGCGGGGTCTGCAGGTTCTATGGTTATTTTATTGACTAATAGATTTGGCATGTATCTTTGGATAGAATCCCTAATGTCAGCTTCGATAGCACTAAATGTTAGTCCATCGAAAGGTTCGAACACAAATTCATAAAGTCTTGTTCCAAAATCAGGAAGATAATATCTCGAACCTTTTCTTGTTAACAATAGATGAACTAAATCCGCTCTAACCTCTTGTCTTTGAAACTCGGTTAGTTGTAAATAATCACCTCGTGTTGAATCCTGAAATGGGAAATTTATACCATATGTAACTCCATCTGCCATATGAGATAAATATACTTGGATTATTTTTTTCTTAAATAGATATTTCCTTTTTGAGCCTTAGGTTCAAACGGACAATGCCTGCACCCATTCCCACAACAATATCCTCTCTCTACATGATATTCCTCAGTGAATACAGTTCTACCATTTTCTTGATAAAAATGAGAAGGGAGAAGTTTTGGCTTCTCCCTTTTTATATTTTGTGATTCCATTTTATACTAATGTAATTTCACATGCTCCTCCAGCACAAGCTGCTTCACCTCTCAAATCAGTATCATCATCCATTTCAATAATTTTGGATAAATCAACATCTTTAAGTGTTTCCATTAATTCCTCATACTTTTCTTTGGTGCAGTCTTCAAATGGTGCTTGAATATACGTTCCTCCGTCATAAGGAAGAACTGATAATCCATTATACGCTTCTCTGTTATCCCACATCCACTCACCAACTGCTGGCCACTCATGTTCTCTGATTGAGATGGTTGCCGATACGTTATGAGCGTTGTTTCCATTTCTATGTCCTGGTTTAATCCACTCTTGCTGAACTTTCTTCACTCTCTCCAATAATTGAATAGGTGATTCGTTTCTTAAGATTGACCCCTCAGGTGCTTTTTGTGGAATTCCAATAACTGCTGTGTCATGTGGTCTAAAGTATTCATCTTCAACTAATTCAGGGTGATTAGTCTTTAAGTGTGAATAAATCGCTTCGTTCTTTCCAACTCTAACTCTTCTGATATAATAATCATTATGCCAAGCGTGGATACCTGAAGATGTTCCTAATGTTAAAGATGTTGTTCCCGCAGGTTTAACTGTTGTTGTTCTTGCCGACGGATTAATCTTTATTAACTCTGCAACTCTTTTGTTTTCTTCTTTAACTACCTTAGCAGCAGATTTCATATTTAAACCTAAAACCGCACCTGAACCGATACCTGTCATTGAAATTCCAATTAACGCATCTTTTTCAGTTGTTCTTTGCCAAATTGGTCTTAAGTAGTGGAAGTCTGTGTATCCTGCTTGTAATGTTCCGATGAAAGAAGCCGCTCTAACTCTATCTTCATAATCTTCTTGAGATACAACGTTAGATACGTTAACCTCTGTGAGGTTACAGAATTGGAATGGTCTTAACGCAATTTCACAACAAGGGTTTGTTCCCCAATCTTTATCGTTAGATAAGTAGATACCAGGTTCACCCGCTCCACTTGCTTCAATTCTCTTCCATAAATCCATGAAGTAGTCTTTAGTGATTTTGTGTCTCATTAAAACAGCTGAGTTATTAGCTCTACCTCTTTGTGGATTTGTTTCCCACCATGCTCCGCTCTTACAACCAATCATTTCTTCATCAGTTGCTGAGAATAATGAGATAAGTGCCGCTCTTCTGATACCACCAGCCAATACTGCATCTGCAATATGACAAACGATATCATGAACTTCGATTGGTCTTAGTTTGTCACCATTTTCTTTAGAATCAAGAATACCTTCCAATTTGATAAGACATTCTTTAAGTGGTTGAGCACCAGGTGCTTTACCTCCTGAAGTAACAAGTCTTGCTCCTTTAGGTCTTATGTCTGAAAAATCAAATTCAATCTTTGAACCACCGAAGAAATATGATTTAACCAACACTTTAACAGCGTCAGCCCATCCTTCGATTGAGTCAGCAACCAACCATCTTCTTCCTCTTTCTTTATTTGGTTTTCTAATTTCAGGTAAAACATCAACGTGATGTTTCTGAACTGAATAACCTACACCTGTTCCACCCAAAAGTAAGAACATGATTTCAGAGAATACTCTCCAGTCATCAATCGGTGCAAAGGCACAATTGTAAATTCTGTTAGGTGAAATTTCAATTGGTTTACCTGCGAACTGCATTGACCTCATCGAAGGTAATACCTGCTTTCTGTAAACATACATGTAATTCTCTCTAATCTCCTTTTCGATTTCTGGATACTGCTTAATGTGCATATCCATGTTTCTTGTGACAAGTTCTTGCCATGTCTCTCTTCTCTTTAGTTCAGGAATATACTTAGCGTATTTCATATACACTGTAATTTCCGATAAAATCCTGTTTGAAATGTCCATTGTTAAAATTTTAAATGTGTTTTTTTTATCAAAAAATCGTTGATTTTAATGATAAATATATGGTCGGCATATAACCGACCATTAGTTTTAATAAAAAAAAATAAGTTTTTTTCAAAAAAAGTAGATATTTAATTAAGTTGTTTTTTGCTGTGCTTCTCTTTCTTTTCTTTTCTCAAGAAGCTCCTTAACTCTATCTCTTTTTCTTTCTTCTTGTTGTTCTTCAAAACCTAAGAAAGTCACCGATGACTCAGTGTCAATCTCCAATAATTCATTGTTGAATTTACAGTTTTCAAAAACAACTCCGTCCTTACCCAAACGGGATTTGGTGATTGCAATTGTTGCCAAGTTCATCTCCTTTTGTTGAAGTGTCTTAGCCACAGTGATGATTACGTGACCAACCTGAGCCTTTTTAATTGAGCCACCCATTTGGTCAGTCGTAACAACTTCAGACGAAATTGAAGACCTATTACCTTGTGTAGCAGTCCATCCAACGAGATTCAATTCGTGACACATTGCCTCGAACCCTCTCATTACAGAACCTTCGGCTTTCCACTCATCTTTCGAAGATGATTCAGGTAGAACACAATCAATGTAATCCAACAAAATCAAATCAATCTTATTTCCATCAGCAATCATCTTTCTAACTTGATTCTTGATTTGATTCATAGTCATAGTGTCTGATGCAAGTTTCTTTAAAACCAATTTGTTTTTCATTGTTTCTTGAATCTCGGTAATCTTAGACATAACCTCTTCTTTGTGGTTTGCAAGATTATCGGGTTCAATACCAGTCCAAATCGTAAAGTGTTTTCTTTGAACAATCTTTGGGTTGTCTTCAAAAAATATTTGAAGAACATTATAACCCATGTTGAAGGCGGTGTTTGCAATCTTTGTTAGGATAGTCGTCTTACCAACACCTGTCGGTGCTAAGATAACACCAATCTCTCCCTTAGCTAAACCACCCTTAAGAAGTTTGTCAATGCCAGCAATGCCCATTGGAATTGGATGACGATAGTCTTCCTCCAAAACGGTATCTAAACCTGTAAAAATATCTGAGGTTCCTTTATCTGTTTGACCAACCTGTAGAGCCTCTCTCACTAATCCTTCAACCTTGTCATAAGATTCAAAGTCCCCTTCGGTAATAATTTTTTGTGCTCTATCCATAGCCTTCTGAAGCTCTTGTTGCTTACAGAATTTCAAAGCCTTCTCCTGAACAAATACTGTTCCTTCGAACGGTGCTTCTTTAACTTGTTTTAGAGTATCCAAAACAATTTTAGCCACAAGTTCTTGTGATACTTCAGATTTAACAATCTGTTCTAAAGTGTCAAAATTAGGGGTTGACTCATATTTCGAAAAGTATTCTTTAATCATCTGAATAATGATTTTGAAATACTTGTTATCGAAATACGAAGATTCAATTACATCCATAATAGATGATGAAAAGTCCTTATCTTCTATAATTTGGTTTAATAATTGTAACTGAAACTGATTGCCTAAATAATCAAAATTTTTATTCATAAATTGAAACTTACCCCTCTATAATATTAAATACTTACTTACTCAAATCAAATTCCAAATATTGGTAACTTAATTCAGGATTTGAAAAAATGTCAGTTAATTCACGAAGGACATCTTTTAAAAATGGTCTTACATCAACCGTATAACGAACTTTTGGTGGAAACTTTTTTCCGTCAAAAATTCTCTGACAAATTGTCTGTTCTCCAACCTTAACAAAAAGGTTAAAGATTTCCGGACCTTCAGTGAATGAAGTCTCCATAATCTTTGGGTCATGAATGATAGACTCTTTATTATCCATCATGTAGATAACTGTCTTCATTTTAAGATAGTAATCGAGCTCTTCTTTCAAACCTTTAATGTATTCATAAAGCTCCACAGAGTTTTTCGCTTTCGGGTTATACCCTCTTACATTAAAGAATCTTTGGACAACAATGTTGTCATTCAAGGTTAGCAAAAATTCCATTTTCGTGCTGTCTTGTTCTTTCATAGTTTTAATTTTTGTTTGTGTTTCGTTTTTCTTTTCTTGTTAATTTCATGAATGGTTTTAGGAAGTTTACCCAAGCCTCATCATTCTTAGGTAGGTAGTTAAAGAGACCGTCTTCCATCATCAGTCTCATTAAATTCTTATATCCTCTATCGGTGGGGTCAATTGTGTCGGTGTGAATTTGCTCTACAAGTTGTTTTCCTTCATCAGTGATTAACGGATTGTTAAGGTCAACAATTTTAGAGTTTGTTGTGTAAAACTCTTCTCCAAGTATACCACTTTTTGTCTTACCTGTCAAAATATTTGATAAACTTTTCATAGGTTTCTTTTGCGGGATATTTCGTGCAATATCCAACAATTCTTCGACAGTGCAGGATTTTTCCTGCATTTGTGGGAATAATTTGACCAAAGTTTTTTCACCCAGTCCCTCGATACCTTCAATGTTATCTGACTTATCTCCCGTGAAGATTTTACAAACGGTTACATTCTGATGAGGAATGTCCACCTTGTTAATAGAAATCTTATCACCGTTTTTGAAATATTGTTTGTGAACAGGGGAATAAATAGTTACACGTTCAGAAATCAATTGGGTTAGGTCTTTGTCGGCTGAGAATATAATAATGTTTTCTTGTGTAGCAATTTTACAGTAGTGGGCAATCAGGTCGTCAGCTTCGTTATTTATCATCTCAACTTGTCGCACGAATACCTCCTCCAAATAGGTCTTTACTCTTGCTTTTTGTTGCAAGTAAGACTCGTATTTGTAATCATTCATATCCTGTCTTCGGTTTCCCTTATACAACGGATATATACTTTTTCTTATTGAGGAATTGGAATCTCCGTCCCAAAAGACCACGACTTTGTCGTGGTTGTGTTCATCCAAGAATCGGCGAAGAGTATTAATAAAATGATAAACACCCCCAACGTGAGCACCATCATTATAGAGTTCTTTAACACCATGGAAACCAATCTTGAAAAGATTATCTCCGTCTACCAATAAAGTTTTAGACACATAGTTTGTTTAAAAGGTTACTAATCTTCTCTTTCTTCTTTCAAGTCAAAATCACCATCTGCTCCGATGATATTTTTCCAATACTCGGCGTGTTCCTTTTTATATTTTTCAATTGAAGCTTTTTCTTCAGATGATTCTTTTCCAGCTAAGAACCCGTGTGGTGTAACTATAATTCTACCGTCATCGAAACCTAAACCATTAATGTGGTTCTTTAATACAGATACCTTACTTCTAACTGCGAACTTAACAGAACGTTTGTCTTTTGTTGCAGTAATCTTAGTTGTTCCCGCACCTTTTTGATTACCGAATAAGAACACCAATGATGAGTTTAACCATACAGCGTTTCCACCTTTAGCCATGATTTTTGGTTGACCGAATGGGTTATCAGGTAATTCAACCCAAGGTTGATTAATAATAATGAGAGTGTTTTCCCACTTAGAATCTGCCTTTCTTGAACCTGAAATTCTTTGGTTGATACCCATACCAATCTTGTCTGATAATACTGATGCGTTGTGTTGTTTACCACCTTTACCATCGAAGGTCATCTTACACGGCACAGAACCTACAGAATCCCATATAAAGCATAAGCTTGGTGATTGTTGTCCATCTTCATCTTCATAGTCTAATTCACCCTTTTCCTGAGCATCTAACAATGAGTTGATGTAGTCAGTAATTTGTTCAATATAACTGAAGTTATTATTGAAGATGAAAAATCCACCCCAATCCATTTCTCCTGTTTCTTCGTCAACTACTTCCTCACATTCAAAACCCATAAGTTTTGCGTGGTCGAAAGACCACTTTTGTTCTGTGATGATAAACACAGGTAGTATCTTTTTCTTTTGACAATCAACAGCCGCCTTAATAGCTGCAGTTGTTTTACCTGTATCTGAGTGACCCAAGAACATATTCAAGTGTCCAATTGCTGGTCCAGGAAGACCCACTGCATCCAAGAAATCCCCACCTAAGTCGAGGAATCTTTGGGGCTTATATTTTGCTGAAGTTGAAAACTTCTCTTTAACTTTATTAAAGTTGTTCTTCTTGATTGCCATTTTCTATTCTTTTAATGTTTGGTAATTTGTTTTCTTTCGGTCTTTTGTAGAAGATAGAATCTTCTTCATATAAGGTGCCAATTTCCTCCTCGTGGAAAGTCACTAATCTAATGTGTAATTCCCCGTCTTCATCCTCTTCTTTTAACATACCAAAAAGGACCGTATCACCAATTTGTTTACTTCTACCTGAGAAGTAATTTTTATCTTTTAATTGACTTAATATCTCGTAAGACAATACTTTATTATCTCTTGATTGTATTTCAATTTCTTCTTTAAATGTCATATGAAAAAAAATAAGGGTGGCTTTCACCACCCTTGGTTATAAAATTAGAACGGTAAATCAGTATCTACCTCTGAATCTGCTTGTGGGTCAGCAACCTTTTCTTTAGATTTACTTCCACCAACTGTTGTTGTTTCAACAGATGAATCACCATAAACATATCCACCTTTTTCGCTGTCCCATTTTGGAGTCTCTCCACGAGCAATAGCCTCAAGATATTCTACAGGTTTTTTAGAATAAACATCTGTCCAACTTAATTCGTCGTTAACCCAAGCATTTGATTGTTCTTTCTCTTCATGAACAGGAGTTGGGTCATCATACATAATTGTTGACACACTTGTATACTCCTTACCTGCAGGGGTTTTAGATTTGGTTAACTCGATGATAAGGTCACGGCCTTTTTCAGGGTCAGTGATGTCACCTTTGTTTCTCCAAATTGGAATGATTTTATCCAAGATACCATCATTCTTATAGTTGTGTTTAAATCTCCAAAACTTTGGACCATCCTCTTCGTGGTCTCTATCAATTACTTTTACAATATAGAATTTACGAGACTTATATTGTTTCGCTAATTCTTTATCAGATTCTTTACCTGTTGACATTAACTCTTCGTAAACCTCATTCAAAGGTGAACGTTCGTTGTCATTTTTTCCTGGGTCATAGAACTTTTGCCATTGACCACCAACTTGGATTTCATGATACCAAGCTTCTTTAAATGGTGATGAACCATCTTGAGTAGGAAGGATTCTTACTCTTCTTTGTCCTGATTTCTCTTTATCACCAAGGATTAAAGCGAAATACTTTTTCATTCTTTCGTCTTGCGACATTTTACTTTGGGCCCCGCCCGATGCGTTTTGTGATTTCTCATACTGTGCCAATACGGCGTCTAATACATTACTCATTTTTAAATAATTAAAGTGTTTAAATTGAATTATAAATATAGTTGAAAGTATCTCTTATGTCAAATAAAAAAGGTCATCTTTCGATGACCTTCTAAAAATTTTAAACCGTGTCTTGACCTGGTTGGAACGAACTCCTAATGTCAGTCGGATTTATGTCTTCAACTTCATCTGAGGTTAAAACATAATCTTTTTTACCTGTTTTTTCCATCTCAATTTTTTTGTCATCGAAGAAATCTGATAACTTTTGGTTGAAAGGATATGAATCATAAGTTCTTAATTCTAACTTTTCTTGTGGAGTTTTTTCTCTATACTTTTCGATTTTGTTCTCAATAGTATTGAGTTTATTCATTAGAGCATCCATTTCAGATAGTTTTGATTCTAGCTTTGAGATTTGTCCGAAAAGGTTATTGAAATACTCGTCCTGTTTTTGTTCGATGTTTTTTTGAGAATCCACAAGGTCAGTTATTTCTAACTCTTCTGTTCCGTCTTCACTACCCTCTGTAGAGTCACCCTCATCGTCGATTACTTCTACGTCAGGGTCATTTTCAACATCAATCTTTTGTGGTGTTGCCGGCGCCGTTGGAGCTGCTGGTGCCGCGGGTGCTCCTTCACCCGCACCTGTTGGTGGGATTGCCGCAGTCACTTCATCAGCCACAGGGTCTGTTGGTGGTAATGGAGCTTCTTGCTCATTAATGTATTTGTTGATACTCTTGTATCTTTGAATTTCACTTAGAATTTTTTTGTCTAAACTCATTTTATTATCCGTTTAATAATTGTTTTATTCCGTGTGCGGTTTCCACTTTAACTTTTCTATTCGTGTATACTTGATGTCCCGCTCTTTCAATCAATCCATCTTTTTCTCTAACAACATAACATTCGCCTGTGTCTAAATCACAAACTTCTTTTGTTCCGTTACCGTTGTCTTGCTCAGAAAATCTCACTGATTTTCCAAGGTAGTTGTCTAAGGCTGTTTTAATGTTCATAAAAAATATGTTTATTATAAATATAATGAAATAGTTAAATTACATTCTATGCATATGTAAGTGGTGGTGTTAATGTTATTGGTGCCGAATTATTACTACTATCTAAGGTTATATTATATTGAATACCAGGAACTCCACCGGTTATTGTTGGAACCGAGAATTTAAGTTTGGTTGTTCCAATTAATTGTATTGACCTTATGTCTACCAATTGATTATCCACAAATATTTCTCTAACAAATTCTAAGTTAGTTCCATTAATTGTTATAATTGTTCCTGGTGCCGCTGTTGTCGGTGAATATGAAGATACCGTTGTTGGTGGACATGTTGGTGTTGGTGCCGGAGTATTACCTTGACTTTGAGGTGATTGAGGAACCGGTGTTTCTTGGACTACAACTCCACCTTTTAATCCATTATCAGACGCACTCTTAGCCGCCGCAACAAACAATGCTGAGAAATTTTCAACGTATCTTTGTTTATCTTTTTCATACTGCTCCGATGTCATGTTATCAACAGGAAAAGATGTCACATAATATTTCAACAAACCTCCTTGGTCTTGAATTTCATTGATTCTATTTCCAAGTATGTTTTTCATATATGTAAGATATGAGTCAAGATTTCTGAATCTTGCTGCCGGTAGTTGCTTAAGACCACCAAGTGTTTTTGTGTTGACACAAAAGAAAGAATTTTGGATAAAGTTTTCAGTCTGTGAATAACTATCCTTATCCAAAGTAATAAGACCAAAGTTATAATCCCAGCTTGAGAATCGACCTGTATCTGAAAGACTCTTACTGTATGCTCTGACATAACTTATCATGTATATTGCAGTTTGTAATGCAACATTATTAGGTGCCGACGCTTTGATTGCCGCCGCAAAATCTAACTGACTTATAGATGTTTCTGAAACACCTGTCGTTACCCATGAAATATAAGACGAATCTAAGTTCGCGCTACATGAGTTTTGTGCCGCTAAAGTATTTTCATCTGCATCTTGAACGACATTATTCGCAGTTGCTTGAGTAGTTGTTCCTTGTGTTGTTGGTTGGTCTGTCTTATTAACAACCAAAGCTTCAATTTGAGTAAGAAGGTTTTGGTTGATTGACTGAATGAAGTTATCTATTGGTGGTAAATCATATACCCCTTGTCTAACACCTTCGAACTCAGTTATGAAGTTTCCAGCACTTATTGTGTGAGATACACTTGTAATCATATATGGACCGTTGAACATTGGAACGTGTCTCAAATTAAAATACATTGTTGGTTGAATTAAAGCATTTCCTAATGCAGTAACAGAACAAGTATAACTTCTACCTTTATAATAGTTATATAAACTGGCGTTTTGGTTCCCAACTGTTCTTGTATTTGTTTGGTTTGCCATTTCGAGAACAGCCTGAATTGACTCGGAAGTCGCTTTTCCATTATCTTGACCAACACTAAATGATGAGAATATGTTTTGGTTTCTTATACCAATATCAACGTTAAATCCCACACATTTATTTGAAATTGCATAGTCGGTTTTTCCCAATTGGTCTTCCAATAAAGGAACCTCACTACTTCTTCTAAACTCAAAAGAATCATCTCCATACCCCGAAACAATATTCGGCAAGTTCAGATGACCTGAAGGTTTACCAACATAGAAACAAACCATCTTAGGTCCCGACTTTCTATAATCTACATTCCTAAAAGTTCCCCACAAATTATCCGCAAACTCTAGTGAACCTTCTGGGTTTGCAACCGTTAACCCATCAACATCTTGAACGTTGTAGAAATTAACATACGCCGGTAGTGGCATAACAGTGAAGTTATTTTTCATTAGAATTCCACTTATCAAAGTATAGACAGACATTCCTTCGTTAAGGTAATTCTTACTCAACATACTTTTTATATCGAATATGTCTAAGATAATCGTATCACCTATGTTTCTTGACGCTCTATCTAAAAACAATATGTCTTCGAAAAGTGTTTTTGTTTTAAAGTCAGAACCCGCAACCCATTTGTCATTTAATGTTTTGAAAACTTCATAAGTCTCAACCTTACCTTGCATACTTTGAATCTGAGAGTTGATGGTCGCTTCAGTCGGTTGAGATACGTTTGGTAATCCCGCTTTGAATCCGGCTATCACTTGATTTAACAATAAATCTTGATATGTGTTGAGACCATTCAGATAGGTATTCAATTGACCTTTGAATGTTGAGGCATTCAGACTTGGGTTGAGTAGTTTCTGTGTTGCATACATCTTTATTAGTTTCGAACACAGGACGATGTTTTCAACAGTAAATCCAAGGTTGTTGTCAGGAAAAAAGTCTGTTATATATGAACCACTGTCTTTATATGTCAATTGTTGTATTGTTGAAAATCCAACTTCTTTTTCTAAAGTTCTCCACTCATTAGGATATCTTTGTCTTGATTGAGCCAAGGTAACATTACCACCTAGTGTAGGCACACTATTTGTAACGTATGGTGTAAAGGCAATCGGACTAACGACTCTTTGAACAGTGTTTTGATAACTCACGTAAGAATCAAATATCCTTCTACTGTAGTTGGATGGGTTACCATTTCTTAAAACCACATCATACTGCATGAAACCTTTAATCTGTGAATTAAAGTTATCAAATTGTTTCGTTATTGTATCTTGGAAAAGTATTTCCGTTCTGTTGCTCGGGGCTGTTGGGAATACTGTCATGGTGCTCCTCATAAAACTTTGGAAGTTTCTGAAGTTTGAGTCCATTTGAATAAGGGTAGAATCTATCGTGGATTGATTGATTCTATAAGACACATTTGTAATTGGCTTACAATAATTCAAGAATTCTTGTTCCATCAGGTTTAGTGTCTTTGTATCAAAAACCGCAAATATCTCTTCGATTTTACTATACCCTGAAATTGAATTCAATAACATAGGTGATACCGACGAGTTTGGAGAAATGTGAGTCATATACTCGTTGTAAAGCGGTTTTCTTATTTCATCTGAATTGAAATATCCATAGTTTGGAGCAGACCATAAAGTTCTAACAGAACCATTATACATTGAAGGATTAAACGTTAGATTAACCACTGTATTTACCTGAGTATCTTTATTTAAACATTCAAATTTAGTTTGGTTCAAATTCACACCAAAAGATGGAATAACATAATAATCATTATCCAATTGTGATGTAACCGCAGGCACACAAACGTTTGGAGTTGTAAAAGAGTCGTTAATATTTTTTGGTATTAAAACAGACCATGTTGCTAAAGATAGACTAACGTTGTTTTGACTAGTATTGAAATTAGAATTTGGAAATTGATATAACAACATACCATCGTTGATTGATGATTGTATTTCCGATGATGTATAGTTTTTATAAAGATTTGACCCATTATAAAAATAATTAAAATCGTTCACCAGCTTCGGATAAAACCCGGGTTGAATTCTAATTTGTTGTGTGTTTTGTGCTTGTAATTGGATTGTAATTGTGTTTGATGTGTCTTTTAATTTTACATCGTATTGTTTTGAAACGTTATTCGTTACAGGGTCATAGTTGTTTATGTAGTCAAAATTTCTCCAAACACTATCTAAGATATCAACATTATCGTCAACATATTTTTTATATCTATGCCAAACCGACCCTAATTTCAAAACCCAAGCATACGGCATTTTGTGAATTGCACCAAACTTATTAAATACTGAAGCAATATAATCCAATTCCGTTGCTTGACCATTAGTCTTATATTTTTCTCTCAAGGTTCCTAATGGAAGAGAATTCAAAAATAAATAAGCGGCCGTTACATAAGGATATGTATTACCAGTTCTATCATTTTCAACACCTTGTTGAATTGCATTTACGAAATATGGTGTGTTCAAAATGGAAGTTGACTTTTTAGCAGGCATCGCTCCTGATGGGGAACTATATAAACTAAACCCCTCAGTTGGGATAAATTCATTTGGTGTTCTTCGTGTATAAAATTCGTTCAATGTTACTTGTGTAGTCTCTAATGGTTGAACCAAGAAGTTTGGTTGGGTAACATTTAAATAAGAAAAATTTGTAACAGGTCTGTTAGTAGTATAATCATAAATGTTTTCGAAATTCGAAAGTTGATTTCTATCAGTGAAAACTTTCAGACTTCTGTTAGTATTATAAACTTGTTGTGATTGACTAACATCACTGTTGGCTAAATTTATAGCATTCCAAGTATAGTCTCTGAAAGGATACGTATCGATAATAAGTGGGTCGTTTGGAGCCTCCTTAGCTAATTGTAATAATTCACCTTTGTTCACATTAACCTGTGGCTCCAATCCTAGCTCATCAGTTCCTAAAATACTGAACGGAGTTTCTACTTCAGCCTTGATGTATGGTGTTATGAAAAAGTCTCTAATGAAGTCCTGCCAAGATTTTCCTGTCCCTTCGTTTGAATATTGTCTTAGGAATGTTGTAAAATTAACTGACGTGTAATTCGTATTTTTTAAGTCAAACGCCAAAAATGGTGCATTTGTTCCAACAGATACAACTATGTTATTTGTGTCCGCAGCTTTATTTAAGTTAACAATTTGATTTTGTTGGTTCGCAGTCCCTCTAATAAAATTAGAATAGTGTGATGTAACGAATTGTCTTTCCCAAATCTCATACAAAAACTTTAGAACTTCTTTGTTTGCAAATGGAACATTTGTTTGTGGAAACTCAATCGCATTTATACTAACCAACGGAGTTGTTCTTTGACTTTCAATTGGTGACTGAGATGTAGGAACAGAAAACTTTTGGTTCAAACCTTTCATGTATTCCTCAACAAACTCTACTTCTGGCCAACTTTCGGTTAAATAACCTTGAGTTAAATCCACAACAGATGGGTCACCAATATAAGTTAATTGAAATCTACCTTTTTTATCATCTGGAGATTCAATGAAAAATGATGGCCATGGGTAAACAGGTTCCTCTGCGGTTACCAAACCTTGATTCAAAGTTGCGGCATTACCCGCAATTTTTGCATTTTTTCTTACTTCAATGTTTGGCGCTGAGGATACATTATTTTGTATCACTTGTTTTCTAATAGGGTCGTTTTTAACATTCCAAGCATTTGTGTGAACATCATCTAAAAGTCTTAAGAAACCTTCAGTATTTGCCATAATAACAGCAATAATGTTTCTTGCCGTAGGATTAAACCCAATTCCCAAAGATTGACTCTGAATTCGGTTTTTCAAATCCTGAGTTATTGCCGCCTCAAACTCTTGAAGTTTTTTATTCGCTTCAGTTGTAATTTGATTAATTGTTTGAATGAATCTGTTCTTCCCTTCGAATATGAATAATGGTGGGTTAGTTTTTTTCGAAACTCCATTGACATTTTCATCTCTCTGAATCAACTTAAGTTCAATCTGTTGTTTAACCTGTTGTTCTTGCTCTGGAGTTGGTTTGTTAACACCCAAAAATTGTTGAGTGGTCTTGTTCAAGTTTACATTAGTGATGTTGAAAGAATCTAAAAGCATATCATAACCCAAGTTATTCAATTTGATTTCAGATGGTTGACCAACACCTAATGTGGGGTTCTCAGTTAAAACTGAAAGATATTTCGTAAAGATTCCTTTAAGTTCTGTAATTGCAACCTCTTCTTGTGTTAAATTGTTAAATAAATTAGTTTTGAAAAAGTAAACTCTCGTGTTATTGTCTAACACAATTGGCTTTGGGTCTAAATATTTGAATGACCAACTACTGTTTGTTCCATAAACTGCGGTTTGAAGTTCTGTTACAGACTTCAGGTAGTTTCTAACGTTCGTCAATGGCTCAACATTTACCTTAGGATATGAATTTACAATTTCCTGTTGGAATGTATCAAACTTATTAATCAATTGCATCATTGTAAGTTCGGGAAAATCAGGTGGTATTAACCCTTTCGACTTGTATTCACTATAAACTTCTACAATCTTTTGATAACCTTTTTCACTTACGAAACTAGCTGATGTTGAGGTTGACGCTTTTGAGGCATCTGTGTTTAAGTTGTTTGCTTGAACATTACTTGACTGTTGTTGTAAATTTTGGTTAGTTGTCGATGTGTTTGAACTAACATTACTAGTATTAATGTTAAACCTTTTACTATACATGTGTGGTGTAGCAATCAAATGCGAGATAGATATCTCATTCAAAACATTGAACTTGAATCCCTTGAATTCCAAACTAACTGTATAATTTCCAGTGGAACTGTTGAATCTCGCATTGAACTTTTCCAAATTGAGTTGATATCTGATAGCCTGTCCATAATAACCTTTCAACGTCAAATAAAATTGAGGATAAGGTAGGTTAAAAAACGCCGCATATGGTGAGTTGTTCCCCAACTGAAATAGAGCCTTTCCTTGAACATCCTCAAGTTCTACCGATACTGTTGGAATAAACGATGATGAAACTTTTACACTAATACTCGTAATACCTAATAGTCCATTATCTACAACATTTTCTTGGTCTACGACAGTAGCACTTGTATACCCCTTGGAACCTGATTGCCCTAAATTAACTCTGTTTAATGGTTGGTTAGTGGCTTGAGATTGTAATGCATTTTTACCGGTCAACTCATCATAATAACCCGTCCCGAAATAGTTGTTTTCTCCCGGTCTTAAAAAATTTATCTTAGCAATCGAAACGGTTTGTCTTACGTTTGTTCCGGGAGTAACACCAACAAGTAGTTTTGTTCTTGGCAAAACATCAGCCTCAAGATTCGCATACATGATAAGATTCTCATGGTCAACCAATCTTTCATAAACTTTACCGTCATTATTAATTGTTCGGTTCGGGTCAACAAGTATGATGTTATTATAATCAAATTCAACATAAATGTTACCGTTGTTATCCGCTTGAATGTTACCTGCCATAATAATAAAAATAATTTTCCAAGGCTCCTTTATAATCCTGTAATGACGGAATTAACGGAAATGGAATTACGAGTATAGCACCATCGTAGATATTATTTTCTAAACCACCAAATTGTGGATTGGCTTGTAAAATTAGCCAACCGAAATAAGGTGAGTTGTAGAATTGTTGTGATACCTTATCCAATCTACTTTGTGCTACCTTATAAATAAATGTCTTATCTGTAGTCTTTTGTGGAATATTCACATAAGGCACTACAGTCTGTTCACCATTTAGAAGAAACTCACTATATCTATTATAATAAGGAAATCCCATTAGTTAAGTTTTACTTTCGAAATAAATATTGCTCCTTGGGGGTCATTCCAAGTATCTTTATTCGTTGATTGGTTTGTTGATGCTCCTAAAGCAGTGATTAATTTCTTTTCATTATCACTTGGATTAGTGTTCAATTCATAATTGAACAGTCTAGTCTTACTTGGAAATGGTGTATACTTTATAAAGTTTTTAAGTTTATTTGTCTCCATTTCATTCACAAAAGATTGGGCTAATGCATTTTCTTGGTCAAACAAAGGCTTTGCTTGAGTCAACCAATAAGCATCAAATTCTTGTGATATGTTTGTGTTACTACCCGCAGTCCCAAGTAATTTATCGTTATTAATTATATTACCAATCAGAGCGTTTTTGAATGTTTGATAATTTTCACTTTTCAAATCATTTGACAACAACATATATTCTCTTTTGAAGGGTAATTTTATAAACATATCATCTTTGGAATATTGATTGAATACAACACTTTCTATAGATTTTGCCGTAGTGTTCTCTTTTGTTTCCCCATAAACAAGATATCCCTTATATAAATTCCCCTGATAATTAAATTCTGACAACGATGTTGATGCAGAATAAAATTCGTTCAGATTTCTTTTTATTTTAATAATGTCTTCAGTCATTTCTATTTGAGTATCAGCAGCAGTGCTACCGGCTCCTACTTGAGTTGTTCCACTTACTTTATATAATTTTAGAAATCCATTTTTTTGTTGTAGTCCATCAAGTTGAGGTGTTCCCGGTCCAGTATTATATGGTGCGGTATTTGCTCGACTTACAAATTGTAAATAAGTTTGCTGAGCGTTCACCATGTCTTGATTTATTTTTGTTAGGGCATTTTGGAATGTTCCTTTTTTATTTTTGACATAGTTAACAAAATTCTTTCTCAATTCTCTGATTGCCTTTTCATTAAATTGTTTTTGTGGTCTTGTTATGAAGAACATAAATGGGTCTTGAGTTGCTTCAGTAGTTGACTCAATATTTCCAATAAAATCATTGGTAACTTTATCAATTATTTGTTGAATTGAATCTGGTTTACCAAATAGATAAACATCATCACTTGTTGTAACTAAGAAATTTCCTTTTGTATAAATTCTTGATGTGCTCCAATTCTGTAGTATAGCATTATTATATTGATTCAGAGCATCTCTACTCTTATTAACAACAGTTTGGAAGTAGGTTTGTGTTGTTGAAACAAAATTATCCATGAATTGTTGATAAGATATTGTTCCAGTTTCTCCGCTAGCAGTGACTACAGTTGTTATTCTATCACCAATCGTATTTTCATTTGATTGACCATTAAGATTTGGAACCTGATTAACCGTTGGTGCCGCCGCTTGATTAACCAACTGTAAGAACTCTTTATCTAAAACTTTCAAACTATCATCAGTCACGTCCGCTCTATCATCCCACATTTCAGTATTAGCATAATAGTTGAATGTTAACGCGTTTTGTAATTTATCAATTGACTCTTTCAATCCGCTTCCTCCAACAAACTTAAAAGACATTGTAATGTTTGCAATCATCGGTTGAACCCCGATTCCCTCCGGGTTAATATCCAAACTTTCATATGAAATCTGAAGTCCATCAGGAATTATTTTGGTATTGTAAAAATCCCCGATTCTTAAAACCAAAACAGGTGGTGCTCCAAAGGCTGTGTTTACAGCATCGTTA